CCATCCAGCTTATCGCTGTCTGCCGCCTTTGCGGTTTTACCGAGGTAGTAGGTGTCCGCAAGCGTCTTGCTGAAACCTTGTTGTACCTTCATACGTTCAACCGTCTGCTCTACTCTCAATAGTTGATCGATCATAGGATTGCCGGTGTTCCAACTTCCAAGCTTACCTTCCAGCGCCGAGAGTGCGTTCATTCGGCGTTCGAGCTCTGAAAGCCTGCCAACGAGCGCGCTGGTATCCGTTTCGCTCTGCTTCGGGCGTTCCCACTGTTTGAGCTTCTCTACCTCTTTTGCGAGGCTCTCGATCTTACTGAGAACACTTGCTTCGAATTCGTCCATTAGAGTTCACCTCGCAACCTCACGTCAAACTGTTCACCCTTGTCCTGGTCGTAGGTGACGTGCACCGAAGATATGTGGCAGTTCACTTGAAAGCCGAACGCCTCTGCGGACACGATGTCGCCAAAGCCATAGTGGATGCCATACGTCATTCCGGGTGTGTCAATCAGCGTTCCTTCCAGAATGCGCTTGGTTCTGTTCTTCGTGAGTGCCGCGTTTCCGTCGGCTGTCAACGCCGGGATCGTTTCGAGATCGCGCGCGTCAACCAGCAACTCACGCCTGTTCCACTTTGAAGCGGTCATTGAAGTGGCATCGCTTACCTTTACAATTTCCCGGGCGTCATTCTGCCCTTGTCCGGCAACGTAGATGTAATTCCTCACGTCAGCATGTTCAATCGAAAAGCTGGCGTTGGCAAAGTTTCCATATTGCACACCCACCAACCGCACGTCCGGCGAGCCCAGCCCATGATTGATGCCACGCTGCCCCAGGAACGTGCGAAACTCAAAACTTGCGTTGCCCGTTCTAACAACGTCGAAGCACAGATAATCGCTGACATCGTTCTGCCGTACCTGTTCAGCAATGTCTTTCAGCACTTCCAGCACGTTACGCCATGCAAACTCTTTTGTGATCGCCTCCGAGCATTGTCCGAGATCGAGTTGCACCGTCATTTTGTTCTGATCGGCGCTCCATTGGTAGCCACTCGATAATTGCCTGCGGACGATGGCTTTCATCATGTCATCGCCCTTTTTCGTCATGCTGGCATAAGGGCTGCCAGAATAATCTGACACAACCGCCGATCCGAGAAGCCAGTTCGCGTCCTGCGCGGTAAGCTCTATCATCTCGCGCCCGTCGGACTCTGTATAGAATTTCCAGTTTTGCAGGAAGTAGCTGATTTCGTTTTGAAGCGCGGTGATGTTATTTTTATTTCGCCAGACTTCCATGATGTCGCCTACCGCAAACTGACTGAATTGCACGCCCTTACGCGGGAACGTCATCACCAACACGCCGACCTCATTTTCAACGCGCACATATTCTAACTGGTTTGGGGATTGGATTATGCCCTTGCCATTGCCAAGATGATCGCGCCACACCACCCAATAGGTTGCATTACTCATTTCAGCACCGCTCCATCAAGCCCCCAGAACAGCGGCACCCATTCGAGGTAAACCGCTGATGCCGAATTTGTGCCGGTCATGTAGACTTGCACGCTGTTAGAGCCCGGAAACAGGTAAAACTCCGCTGGGCTTGAGCCAACATCGATATAACGGATTACGTTGCTACGCTCCGTCCAATCGCTTATCATGTAGTAGTTGAGCGGGTCAAGGCTCATCTTGATCACCTCACCCACCAGCAAAGTCAAGTCTTTGAAATAGATCGCCTTTCCGGTCGAGTGATTCCGGATCTGCCTCAGCGTGCCCGGACCATACACCGTAATAGTCGGGAATACGTTCGCTGTGCTGCTATTTACTGCCAGTTTATTCTCGGTAACAGCCATTATGAACTCCAATCGTTCGTATTTATTGGATCCTCTGTCGGGTCAGCCTCAGCAGTTTCCTCGACGCTTGCCACGTAACTCACCACCCCGCTTGTCGCTGCGCCTGCAAAATTGCCAGCAATGTAAAGCTCCTCGTCCGCAACCAGAATGTCATTCGCGACGCCATATGGCAGGTCGATGTCCAGCGAAATCCATATCCCGCCTTCTAACACCTTCACTCTTTTGGTGAAATAGCCTGCCGCGTAAATCCTATCCTTGTCATCTATCACAATCTGTGTGACTCTACCATCCAGCCCATCGCCGAGTGCTTCCCATTGCGTCCCATTCCAGCGTGCAATGTAGTTGGCATTACTTATTCCACTGGCGTTGTTAAAATCCCCACCAGCAATCAACCGCCCAGCGTGGTCGAAAGCAATAGAGTAAACAGCACCGTTAAGTTCAACTGTACCAATGCGGTGAAATGCTGTTCCATCCCAATAGCAGAGGTAATCGCCATAAGTACCGTCTGCATTCGTAAATAAGCCGCCAATATAGAGGTACCCATCTGGACCAATGGCTAATGCACGGATCGTGTTATTCAACCCGGTGGATAACGAACTCCATGCTGAACCATTCCATTTTTGGATGCAGTTTACGTTATCCGAAGCTGTACCGCCAACATAAATATTCCCGGAAGCGTCTTCGGTTATAACGTAAATTAAAGAGGTCGGGCATGTTCCAAGTGTCTCAACCGTGATGGATACCGCGTCCAAGTCGCTCAGTAGTGCAATATTCTTAGCCGCTGTCGTACCGTTTGTGCCGATAAAATCAAAAGCGCCAGCCGTAAGAAGCTTGCCCTCTAAGGTAAACAATAACTGCCATGTTGAGTATCCCCCATGCACGGCGTTATCAATCTTTGCCACACCCTCGAGTACGTTGGCTGTTGTAAACCTTGCTACGCCCCAATCCGGCGCGGCGGCGACGTTATACAATTTTCCAGCCACGTAAACTCTGCCATCCGGTGCTTTCGCCATGCGATAGACGTTTGAATTCGTTGGCAGAAGGGTAGTATCAAGCAACGATACGAAAGTTTGTGCCACGTCGTCCCAATAGCACCAGCGCCCGTCCTGATCTCTTTTTACGATGTAATTGGCGGTAAAATTCGCGCTGTAACTTCCAATGCTCATAGTCGTACTCCTTCTCGGTAAGCTCCTTCCAGAAGCCCGGAAGGAATAGTAAAGTTCAACGTTGCCCGCTGGTAGGTCGGCAAGAGCGGTGTATCCTGAAGCGATGGCTTTGGAATGCAGACAATGTCGATTGGCTGTGTCGCTTCTCTTCCGTTGTCGTCAAAGCCTTGATACCGCAGGACTATTGGCTGTTGAGGAATGCGGTCGACGCGCATGGCATTCAGGAGCGTGTGCCTCTTCTGCTGAATCTCGCCATAAGTCCTCCCTTCGAACACCACCTCGATCGAGAAATCCCGGCTCTTGCGCATATGCCCTTGATAGAACTCCCCGCCTGTCGTAAGCGGAGTGGTGAGCTGGTTATATTCGCCAGATCCCAATCCAACCACGTTCAAAATGTGACAGTAGCTCGAAAGTTTCAGCAGTTGCCCGCCCTTCCACGTCCAGCCATAGCGTGCTGACGGGCAGCGTTTTGGGATCTTCCACGTCCCTGTTTCGGTCATCCAACGATATTCCGAGTAACCAGTTCGGAAGCCTTCTTCATCGCCAGAGATAAACGTAGTTGCCGCGCCTTCTTCGAACTGCCAACCGTCGGTGTAGACAAACTGATTCCCCCCAACAGCAACACCGCCTGAATAACGCACCACCCCCGCTTGCACTTCACAGGTGGATGTAGCTTTGAACGTCAGCGATTGCCGCTCCCAACGCCCGGTAGCGGTGAAATCCTTCCTCGCCATTGTCGTGTAAGGGGATGCGTTTAAATTGACAATAATAGCGTGCGGTTTTCCCTCTGTGCCCTTCACGTCCGCCGAGAAGGTGTAATACTTGTCATTCGTGACGTTTAGCTTGAAGCCGGTCACACTCCCATAGTAGATTTTAGAGGTGGCATTTCCCGGATCACAGTTCAGCCTCGCGCAGCACGCTCCGCGCCTTGCCACCGCCCGCCTGGTAAATGTTCCATCCGCGTTCAGGACATAGTCGCCAGACGCATGAGTGATGGTTGCCGCGCCCGGGTTGGTACTCCATGCGCGATAAGCCTCAATGCCCGTTGCCCCGCTGCCTTTTGGCACGTCGAAGCTGGGGTTGTAGATGTAGTTCACCTTGTACGAAGGTGCGATAAGCCAAAACTCGTGTTTTGTAAGTGTTGGTGCTGCCATTATTTATTCAATGCCTCCATAATCGCAAAAGCCCGCTTCACGTCCGATGTACTGTTCGATGTCGGCATGGTTAGGGAATAGTTGTTGTAGTAGTTATTCACGGTCTGGTGTTGGTTGCTGGTATTGCCTCCCCCGCCAATTGCTTCCCGCAACACCATCGCTACCTCATGATTGCTCAATACCCGTCCGTATTGCTCTGGCAGCAGCAGCTCGCCTTCTCTGCCGGGCTCCTGCCATAAATAATTCTGTCCAGGGTATACCGCACCACCCAACGCTTGTCCGTAGCCATGTGTCGTTTCGCTGTAGACGACTGGAATTGTGATCACTTTCGGGAGCTTCGTTGGAGTAAAGTTGTTCTCAATGTACTTGGCTGTGATCTCTACTACCTTCGACTCTGGGTCTGGCAGATCGAGAAGATCTCTGATGTAAGGCATTATGTCTGCCACTACTTCGGCGACCTTTGGGTCCAGCTTTGCCAGATCTGCTTCGGTTAGCCCATCGAGGTAATCTGTAAGATCAGCCAACACTTCGCCGGTCTTTGGGTCCACCAGTTTGCCATTGACAATCTCCAACCCGTTATCGTAACCTGTGACATCCGCGAGTATTTCGCCGATCTTTTGGTCGAGCTCGAGCGCGTTCGCATACGTGATCGCAGCCATATAATCTGCTTTCATCTTGTCGGCAGCTGCCTGAGAGATTAGCCCAGCATCAACCATGTATTGCGTAAGGGTGTCAATCTCGCTTTCGGTGTACCCGTCAATTCCCATGCTGGCTTGCATGAGGGATAGCGTCATTTCCGCCGCCATGCGTTCCATCGCTGCAGCAGCATCTGCGCTTGACCCCTCTAAAGCTGCAAGTTCGTCTTTTACCTGCTTTGCAGATTTCCAGACCCCGTCAATGTAGCCGCCAGTTTCCTTAAATGGCTCAAGCTGCTTCTGGCGTTCGGTATTTTTGTTGATCAAGGTCAAAGCCCCATCATACCCCTCTGCCATGCTCCTCATGGTTTTCCAGTCGGTAGTCATGGTTTGGTAGCCCAAGCTCATAGCAGCAACGCCTACCAGCGATTCGTTATAAATGTCCGTGAATGTTCGGGCTGTAATCCCAGCGGCTTGACCAACCCCCTCAATCCCTGCTGCCCATACGTCGGTAGTATCAGTCATTTGGTCTACGCTAAAGGTAGACCATGTTTTATCCAGCTGGGTGACCGCTTCCTCGCTGGTATAACCAAGTTCCTCAGTAAGGTACTTATACTGCTCGTTGAATTTGGTCATGGACTCAATGGCGACCTTCTGGTCAGCCAAATAATCCACGTCATCCAGAATGTAAAAAGTTTTCATTCCGGTAACGTTTTTTATTTCCCTCCAAGTCATGCCTAATTCCCTTAGGCTCTTTATCATGCCCTGAGTAGTTTCCTCTAAAGACATGCCCTCAAGCCCAGCAGCCAAGGTGTCTACGATGGGGACAGCTTTTTCACCAGCCCCCATTTTTACCGAGGAAATCCAATTAGACCAAGCAGACTCCAAGTGTTTGAATGAGCCCGCTGTCGTATCGGCTACCTCGCCAACCTTTTGGATTTGTTCCTCGGCTTGCTGTAAAAACGCTTCTGAGAATGCTTCCTCAGCACTATACCCAGCTGCTTCCAGCGCCTTCACCTTTTCATCAAACCCATCCACGCTAACCCCAAGGGCATCAAAACGCATGGTCGTCTGATTGGTGAGGGTTAGAACCAGTTGATTCATATTCATGCCGAGAGCCCCGGCAACATTGGTCAGCCGCACCACTTCATCGTGCGATTTCGCCAGCCCTAAAGCCATGAAATCGCCAGCCCCAGCCACTAAATCAGCGTCCGAGACCATACCCCTCGTTGCCGCCCTTAGGTCTGTCATCAATACGTCCGAAGTCGTCCCCGCCGCTTCTGCCAGCCGTTCAAACTTCCCAGCTGCGTATTCCAGCTGTGCCCCTTCTTTGGTGAAGTCATATACTGCTTTTCCACCCTGAATCGCAGTATTAATGACACCCATAGCCTGATTAACGCCCGTGGCCAGCGTCGCCCAACTCATCTTCGCAGTATCATTCCCCGATTTCTGCGCGTCTCCCGATTTTTTCGCTCCGTCAGCCACCTTCGCCTGAGCACCATCCACCTGCTTCAGCGCGTTCAGTACATCGTTGACACCTTCGGCTTCAATGGCTACCACAATCTCAGTAAGTCTCGCCATTACTTACCTTCCTCGTAATCTCTGCCCGTACTCTGTTGTTTATCCACAACATCGCCTTGTAACCTTCCAAAATCTGTACAGGTTGCCTTGCCAGTTCCCAAACTGGAACCCCAACCTCTTTCGCTATCCAAAACAATTCGTAAATCTCATACTCTGCCAGATCTGGCGGTGGATAGACTTCCGGCGCGCAGAGCCACGCCGCTATCCGTTTTTTGAGTCGTCCGATAGCGCAATCCTGTCTTGTGCAATTGCATCCAATAGCGAATTGAGCAGGTAAATAGGTATATCGTGAGCCTTGATTTCTTCCTCTGTAATCGGGATTACCTTATCCTCATCGTCGGTCAGATCCCATTTCTCAATGATCTTCACCACCTGGTAAACAACCTTTCCAATTCCAGTTTGCTCCGATAGATCGCTGAAAAATCCGAGTGTTACCGCTTGCGTCCGATATTCCAGATTCACCGTAAACTCATTGGCGGAAGTCTTATAAACCACCGCCAGCTTCTTTGTTTCTTTGACCAAATCGCTTATTCGCATATCACTCCTACAGTGCGCTCAGATTAGTAATGACCTCAATATTCACCGACTTACCCCAGGTCGCATCGTGAATCGGCAACAATCCATATTGGACCGTATACACGTTGTCCGTGTTACTCGGATCTCCAACGCTCTCCACCTGCGCCGGGAAGTCGATCGTAAACTTGTGGTTGTACGGGCTTGCGATCTGCGCGCCTGTCGCCTCAATCCTGAACCACTTCGTTGCCGCATTCCGCAAAGTCGTGATCAGCGCCAAACCAGCAGTATCAGTCGCAATTGTGATCTTCCCGCTTGCGTTCGGTTCACCTTCCACCGCCACAGGATCCTGACCCATTGGCCATGCCAAGCCAAACTTGTCTGTCAGCGAATATTCCATTGCGAAAGAGTTGGTAAGAGCGGTGGCTCCTGCCAATCCTGCTTGCGTGTCTGCCATGTAAAACTTCACCTGCGTCGGCATGATCGGCACAGGCGAAAGTGCGGTCGGACTGGCGGTTAGCACAATGCCAGTCTCGAATTGTTCACCAACTGCGTTGCCACTGACGGTGATCTCGTTCCTCGAGAAGTTGAATGTCAGCCCACTCACGCGCACCCCAGCCACTCTCCATGCGCTGTTAGCATCACCCTGTTCAATCGTCAGGGTTTTGCCTAAGTCAGCAGCGCTGGTGTTCGACACGAACGTCCATTTGTAAGCCGCGGTCACGCCCTGCTGAACCGGAGCGGCATAATGCATCAAGCTCGCCAGCAGGTACACAATCTCGTTGTAAGTCGGCGCTCCTTGAATGTTCACGCTCGACCATTCCTTGTTCAGCGAGGCAAAACTCGCGTACTTATTCCCCATCGCTCTGAAGGGCTTTGTCTCAACCTGGGGCGATGGCACCATGCTAACGGAAAGCAATTTCTTGTTTGCCGCTACGGGGGTTCCGGCGGTAGATTCCACGCCCACTTGAATGCCCTGAAATACTGTTGCTGGTAACGTCATTTTTTATTCCTTTACTGAGTATGCACTCGAAAATCTAAAATCATCGATTTATATGTTCCGCTCGTGTCCTTCTCAGACATCGGCATCTTGAATTCCAACACACTGCTCACCACGCCAGTTCCAGCGTGCTTGTGCAGCAAGCTGATCACCCGGCTGGCGATCGAATCCACGGTCGTCCAGCTTTGCGCCTTATTGACCGCCTTCACCTGCCAGCGCTCCCCGTCCATCAACCGATCCTTGAACGCGTTGTAAACTGGCATTACATCCACCTGCTGAATCACCACATACGGGAATGTCGTCTCTTCCGGCGCTTCATCGCGGTAGATCCGCGTGCTGATCAACGCAGCCAGCGTGGCATCATTCTTCAACGTGTCATAGATCCAGCTCGCTGCGCTCATCCCATCGCCTTTACAATCTCGTCGATCGCCGCCACGAATTGCGGCTCCACTTTATCTGCTGCCGGTCGCATGTAAGGTTGCGCCGCCATCTTGTACGTTCCGAATTCCACATAAGCATCGTACTCAGTATGCGGCGCGATCGTGGCAGAGAATTGTTCAACTTCCGCCAGAATACTGCGCTCTTCTTCACCACCGCGCTCACCGCTCCCGGAAATGTCGCCATAATCCCTGGAATGCGGTTGTCCGTGATGGTCGTCTTGACTGTGATGTTCATTCTGCCTGCTCCGCCTTTGGCTTGCGCGTCCGTGTCGTTGTCTTGCCGTTCTTGACTTCGTTCAGAATTTCTTTCGCCTGCTCATCGTGATCCGCAAAATCTCTGAAAAAAACCGACGTGTCAGAGCGCATTTCCTTCACTTCACTCACCAAAGCCTGCGTAACCTGCGTCAAATCTGTAAGCGATCGATTTACGTCTGCCATTGCGCAATTGTTTTCCTCGCGCTGTTGCTGGTTGAAGGTGCGCCATTTGTCATCAATGTCAAACATGAACTTCTGCCATTTATCCGATTGCCGGTTAAACCACGCCAGTAGCACACTAACAAACACGATAAACAGCCCAATCAGGGCTGCCTGTTCCCAGGCTGTGAATGGCACTACATCCATCGATTATCCTATACCCGGATTTGCCGCGTTCCGGATTGCGTCGTAGATCTTGCACGCTACCAGCCCCAAAGCCAATCCAAATACTATCGATCCAAACCAGCCGCCAAATCCAACCGGCATTCCCAGACTGATCTGATACAGAATGCCCAAAATCAGGCCAATCGCGAAGCTCCCAACAGTAAGAGCATTGCCTTGCACACCGAAAGTCTTGAGTAATTCCACTAATCCCATAACCACCAGGATGAGCGGAATACCATTTACAACTTGATCAAAATTCATCTTATACCTCCGTAACCATCACTCGCAGCGCCGTAGCGTGCGACTTATTCTTATTCGACCAGTGCACGCGGTAATTCACACCCGAGATCTGGATCTGGTCCGTATCCAGTACATTCGTCCCAACTGGCAATGTGATCACATTTACCTTGCCAACCACAATCGTCGATGCAATCTGCCTCTCCAGTTCACCCTTCGGCTCACCCAGGCGCGCGTTCACCGTTGCCGCGGTTGTCCAGGCTTCACTGATCCCATCCGCGCCATTCGTTACCGTAACGCGCTGCACATACGCCGTCTCAGGCAGATTGGATTCCTGTGTAGCGCGCAATTTAACCAGATTTTCGTCACTCAATAGTGAAGTCATCTCTTACCATCCTTGCCGTCCGGATCGCGCCAAAACGAGTCGATTTTGCCTTGTATTCAGACGCCAGCTTCAACTTTCCTTGTGCGATCCCCTCAAATTCATAGCTCGAACCATCCGCACTGAACTTGGTAATATCCTGCTCAATTCTGCCTGCCCACAAAGTCAGTAACTCCGCGCTTGCGGCATAAATGTCATAGCTGAAGCCGGTCGCGTATACCGCGCTCTGCGTTGCTCCAAAGACGAAATAGCCGCTCTTGTAATCTGAGCTGGTGGGGATAAGTGCAGTGCCAGCAGGATCCGTTAGCACGACATCGCTCTCCCAATATTTGTAAGGGGATTGCCACTTCAGTTGTGTGATGCCGTCTGGCTGTGCGTATGGCGTCAGCTCACTCAGTAGAACATACTCACGTGTCAGATCCAGTTGTTCCTGGATTTCATCATCTGGGAACTGCTGTGAAGCCCCAGCGGGGTCGTTGATCAGCCCCCTCACCAGCGTGATCAGTCCTGCCATCGTTGCTCTTGCCATTTATTCGCTCCCTTATAGATTCAGGGTAAGCAGGATCAAGGAGACAACCTGCCTACCCCGAAATTAACTTATTTTGGCAATTCCCAAGCTGTGATTTTCAGCGTTTGGGTTTTTGTGGGCGCCGGTGTACTGGTCACCGAGATCGAGCCATCAGTCTGCATGAAGCGAGCGGAGTCGACTACAACGTAGTGGATTCCGTTCTGTGCGATTGTCAGAGTGAGATCGCCGAGAGTACGCAGGAACGCGGGCGCGTCAGTACCTTTGTTGATCACGACAGTCATGTTGTCAGCGGCACCTGCGGTGTTCTGAAACTTCAAAAGCACGTTGTGGGTGTCACCGCTCGGCGTGAACTTCAAGGTCACGGCGGTAGTTTCGGTGTCGAGTACGCTCTCAGCGCAGTCGGATTTCGCGGTGTCAAGCGTCAGCTTGTTCAGAGTAATTGCTGTTGCATTAGCCATGTTTCACCGCCTTAGCTGGCTGCATTCTTGGCATAGAGGGTCGCCAGCAAAGCAGGACGAACAACCTTATAGCCCCAAACATGCAAGCCCTTGACTGCATCGGCGAAGCGGAGCTCTGGTCGATAAGCCTCAACAGAGTTAATCTGACCGGCGAAACTCACAGTCATCGGGTGCCCGGCGATAATGCGGTAAGTCTTCACAGACTGACCATCGTCGGTCACGTTGTTGCTCATGTAGACGTTGAGCCCGGCCGCCTTGCCGATCAGACCGTTGGTGCGAATCTGATTGCCAGTTTCGGTCGCGTTGATGAAGCGAGAATCTTTGAGCAAAGCACCATGAGCCCAGGCAGGCACAACCACCCACCGACGTCCGTCATCGGGGCAGTTGTTCTGGTCGAGGATCACCTTCAAATCCACGAGGTAGTCATACAGAGCGGAGCCAGCAGTCAGCACCAGACCGAGTTTGGCAGAGCTGCCATCAGCACCGATCTTATTGTCAGCAGGAGTCAAAGTGTGCATCTTGGCAAGCTCGGTATCCACCGCACGAGAGAGCCCATAGGCAGCTTCGCGCATAGCTTCATCCATCACTTTCGGACGTTGCTGAGCACGGTCGACGTCGTCGATCTGGAAGTTGAAATAATCAGCTTTATCAACAGTGAGCGTGGTCTGAGCGTCGGTCAGAGTTTCCGCCGAGCTCATATTAGTGTTTTTAGTGTAAGAGCCAATGGTCACACGACCAACGGCGTTGATCTTGACGGTGTCACCAACATTCTTGATTTCACCTTCGTAGTCGTTGTTGGCGAGGTTTGCATAGACATGCGCCTCGTTGAGGTTTTGGAGCAGTCGAGCTGCCCAAATCTGCGGAATAAAATTATTCAAAGCCATAGTTTACCTTTCCCTTTCGGTTACCGTCCGCTTTCAAGTGAGTCCTTGATCGCGTCCCAATTTTTATTGATTTCAGCAGGAGTCATTCCTTCAATCTCTTCTCTGCTGAACTTTCGAACACGTTGGAGATTCATTGCACTGGAGCCTGAGCCAGTCAGATAAGGGCGTTCCTTCAACATCGATCAGCCGATAGGCGGCATCAGGATCAACAATCCCAAGCTTATTGGCTGTTGCCAGAATCACGCTTTGAGTTGCCATTTTCTTCTGTCCAGCAAGCAAATCCTCGATCTGCTTTGCTCGAGTATCCGCAAGCTCACGCGCTTTCTGCAATTCGCTCTTCTCTGCGTCCTCGCGTTCGCGTGCCTTTTTGAGTAAGGTTTCCGCGTCTGCCGGTGTCTCAAAGCCGAGCTTTTTCAGCAGTGCGCTTTCTGCCTGCTTCGCTCTTTCTGCAAATAACCTGTCAAGTTCGTCCTGAGAAAATACTTTGCCTTTTGCGCTGGTAGCGTCACCAGAGTTTTCCGCTGTTCCGCTTTGCTCGTTCTTTTCTGCTTCTTGCTCGTTCATCTTTACCTTTCCACCTGTTTCCGCTGGTGTCGCGTGTTTTTTTGCCCAGAATCAAGAAACCCGAAACTGCAGACCGCTTTTTGGTCTACAGCTCCGGGTGCTTATTCCTCGTGAGCTATGTTTAGTCTTTACTCAATATTCAATTTCAATAATCAGTTTACCATACTTTGAATCCAAATACAAGTTATTAAAGCACATCGCCCCAGCGGGGAAACTGAGGCGGTGGCTGACAGTGAGCAGGGGCGCTTATTGTCAATTACTTTACAATACGGTTTGTAGTGAATCTCCACCTATGTTATACAAGGCTTTGCTGTAAAAATCAAGCATGGTTGCAAAAGGTATGGACCCGACGGGAGTTGAACCCGTATTGTAAATTTTGGAGATTCACTACATGCCACATGCGGGCCTATACTGAGATATATTTTACTCGTCCATCCCCAGATCCACAACAAAAAAGCCTCATTGCTGAGGCGTCTTGTTTTCTACTTTTGGTTTATCAAATCTCTGGATATGTGTAATCAAGCGCAAGGATCTTATCCTTTTGGTCTTGAATTCTTTTCTTTAGTCCCACCAAGATTTTCGAGAACTCATCACTGAGAGGTTGGATCTGGATGCGGCGCATGCTCCCAATCGCTGCATCCCAATCAACTCCAATAGATGCTTGCTCAAAATCAGGCCAGGGAAGTTCGATTGTCTCTATATCAGACAATACACCTTCGATAAACAATAGATCACGCATTATTTCTTTCGTATCCATATCAAATCACTTCTTTTCTCAGAATTAATTATATCAACAATTTTCCCAACTTCTTTGTTCGTCAATGGTCTCAAATCCAAACTCGCAAACTTGATGAGCTCATCCGCGTTCAGGTTCTGCTTCGCCAATCCATTTTGCACCAACCGCAAATAGTAATTGGCATCCTTCTCCCCCATCAAATCCGCCAAACTCGCCACCCCCTTGCCCTCACCCCAGGTCGCGTTAAAAGTCGGCTTCACAATATCCCCAAACGCAAACTTCCCGTCCTTCCACGCCAGCCACTTCGCCGGACCCAGCACCTTGCGCTGTTCCTCCATGCTCAACGTCTCGAAATACGCCTCCCCTATCATGTTCCGCGTCTGGTACCGCGCGATCTGCTCAGGCGTCATCTTGTACTTCTTCGCAATCTCCTCAAACGATGGACCCGCTTTTTCCACCCCGCTGAAGTTCATCCCAAACTGCTCGCCAATCTCCTCCCACGAAAGTGTCAGTGGCGTTTGACAGCATCGGCAGTTGGGGTGCGAAGACATCTTCTCAGTAAGTGGATGCTCCGTCCCGTGCATCGCCAAACACACCGGACAAGCGCCGTTCACCTCCGCCTGCCATCTCCAACCCTTCACGATATCCGCGTTCGCCTGGTAATTCGCCTCCGTCGCCATCCGCTGTGCCCGCATGATCTCAGTACGTGAAATCGTCAATGCCCGGCTTAGCTGCACACCCAGCGCGTCCCGGATCATCGGCGCGATCTTGCGCGGGTTGTACCCCAGCATCATCCCCTCAATCAGCGCGTCACTCGCCTTCTGCGCTCCTGTCAGCTTGATACCCTCAAACAACGCCCGCAAAGGCGATCCGCTTTGATTCACCCCAACCATCGCCTCGATCGCCTTCGTTGGCAGTGACTTCACTCTCAGTATCCCGGGCACATCATACTCCGGACCCAACTGCAGGATCATCGCATCCCGGCTGAATTCCAAACTTTCCCGGATCACCCGCGCTTGTTCTTCACTGATCTTATTCCCGGCAAACTGCGAGAAGTGGCTCAATTCCTTCCCGATTAGCTCCTGCATGTCGCTAAAACGACTATTCTGGTAGATCCAGCTCAAATCAACCGTCTCACCCCGTTCAACTGTGCGATCATACTCCGTCTGCAGGCGCTCCAATTTCACCCGTACACGTTTCCACCCCTCCACATACACGCGTACCATCTCCGAAGCCGCCCTGCGTTCATTTCGCACAATCCGGCTCTGAAAAAGCGCTGTGATTTCATCAATCGTCCCAGTCGGCATTACTCAATCTCAACTCCGCCCTGATCAAATGCCTCCAGCAGCGCACTCCCTAATTCAGACTCCTTTGCCCGCTTCTCACGTTCGACATCCGGATCATAGCCAAACTCCTGGATCAACGTATCACCCGAAACGCCCAGTTGCTTCAAACTCAACGCCGCATTTGCCTGTACCTGAACGTCCTTCGGCAAGAGCTGCTGCCAGCGCAGCTGAGTATAGAGCTGATCTCCATATCCGCCCAACACCAACAGCCGCCGGTTGAGTTCCACGATCATCTCACCATATGTCACCCGCTTGGCTTCAGTCTTTTCCAGCAATGGCTGGTACAAAATCTCCAGCGCGATCCCCGAAAGTTGTCCAACCGATTCCACCTTCCCCGTTGCCACTTCCGGCACACGCGCCAGCTCATGCACGAACTGCTTCAGCTCTTTATGCATCTGGATCGAGCTCACCAGGTCGCTCTGCATCTCAAGATTCTGCAAGGTCGCCGTCTCGCCAGGCAGCAGGATCAGCTCATCCGGATTTACCCTCACGTCCGCTTTCCCAACGCCCCGCGCCCACGTCTTCGGATGGGCGTGATAGCGCAGGATCTTCAGGATATTCGAAACGGTGAAATTCTCTTTGTCGATCACCTCCAACAGGTCATCCTCGATATCGCTCATCCCCCAAAACTCGTGCGGCGCGATCATATTCTGGCAGTGCACTATCGGCGCAAAAGTATAAGGCCATCTCTGCTCTCCCAGAGTTTGTATCGAACCGCCGTTTACATTTTCGCGCTGATCCGTGATCATCCAGCCAGCCCCATCCTGCTCGATTACTTGCCTGATCGTGACCGGCTTCTTCGTCACCGGATCAATGCTGGGATAGCGAATAGTGTATGCCACCACCTGATCAATATCATCCTCAGCCAGCGTCACGCTCACCGTCTCCGGATCGCAGATGATCAGCCTCGGTTCCATCCCGGGCTTCCAATGGATCTTCACGAATGCCGTCCCGCACACCGCCCCGGATGTGGCCAACTTCTGCAGCAGGCTCATCTTTCGGTTTGCCTGCCAAACCGCTTCAAGATAGTCTTCCTGCGGCGTCTGCACACCCTCTTCCAGCTCAAAGCCCACTTCCTTACCGAACAGGAACGCCACCCCTTTATCCACGAACATCCTCGCAAAGTTCATTCGCAGGTTATCATCCGCCGCTCCTGCTGCCACTGTTAGCGGCTTCTTGCCCTTGCCATAATAAACTTCCCAGTTCCGTCGGAATTTCTCCAGACGGTCCTGTTCCGTCATGCGCACTGTGTTCTGAATCGCTGTTAATAAATAATTTTCAATCATATTTTCACCTGTCTATCGATAGAGTCCTGGTAAATATTCCACTCGTTGATCCAGCATCTCATCTTCATACGCGTATCGCAGCGCGTCAATCAGATGATTGTTCCGGTCCAACGGCTGCTTGATCGCGTTTCCAGACGCGTCCTCCCGCCATTTGTACTGCGAGAGTTCATTACGCATGGCTATGCAGCGCTTATCCACGACAATCGTCTGCTGCTGCAGCCACTGAATCCCAAACAGCACGCTGTCCTTGCCCTTCTTCACTGGGTCGACCTTCAACCCCTTCAAACGCAACTCCGCGATCGATTTCGGCTCTGCCGAGTCTGCCTTCAGTAAATCCTCTCCCAAAGGTTCCCGCAGCGCTTCAGCCAGAATGTCATTCGTCAACCCGCGTTCGTACAGCTCCGCGTAAACGTAAATTCGCTTGTGCGATCGGTCGTAATGCGTGAACGGCGCAGCCGCTGGATCACTCGAAAAGCCAAAATCCAGCCCATGCCGCCGGT